CAGACTGCAGAAATATTTTTTGAGGATGTTCTAATGGCGTTAGTATTTTACGGGATGCCTATACTTGCAGAGAACAATAAACCTCGTCTATTGTACCATTTACGCAGAAGAGGTTATAGAGGATTTAGTATGAACCGTCCTGACAAGCCTTGGAACAAACTTTCAACAACTGAAAGAGAAGTTGGTGGTATGCCGAACTCTAGTGAGGATATAAAGCAAGCTCATGCCGCCGCTATTGAAATGTACATCAATGATCACGTTGGTCATTTGCAAGACGGTACTTATGGTACTATGTACTTCAACGAGACTTTGAATGATTGGAGCAAGTTTAATATAAACAAAAGAACTAAGCATGATGCGTCTATAAGCTCCGGTTTAGCTATTATGGCTTGTAACAGAAATCTATACCGACCTAACCCTGAAGTCAAGAGGCAACCTCTAGATATAAGCATATCTAAATATACTAACACCGGATTTAATTCAACAATAATAAAAAAGTAAATTATGGCAGAGTCTGTTGTATATAACTTCCCTTCACAAGCAGTTAGTGACTTAGAGAAAATGACCCATGAATACGGGTTGAAGGTAGCCAGAGCTATTGAGCATGAGTGGTTTTCTGGTACTACATCTAAGTACAATAACAACTTAAACAACTTTCGTAAGTTAAGGTTGTATGCTAGAGGAGAGCAACCTATACAGAAATACAAGAACGAGTTATCTATAAATGGTGACTTAAGCTACTTAAACCTAGATTGGAAGCCTGTACCTATTGTACCTAAATTTGTAGACATCGTAGTTAATGGTATGTCACAGAGAGCTTACGACATTAAGGCTTACTCGCAAGACGCTTATGGTGTTAGCAAAAGAACTGAATACATGGAGTCGATGCTTAAAGACATCAGGTCCAAGGAATATAACGATATGGTTCAAGAGGGGTTTGGTATGGATATTTACGAAAACAGTAAAGAGACTTTGCCAGACACAGAAGAGGAGTTAGCTTTACATATGCAGCTTAATTACAAGCAAGCAGTAGAGTTAGCAGAGGAACAAGCTATCAACGTATTAATGGAGGGTAGTAACTTTGATCTTATAAAAAGAAGATCTATATACGACTTGACAACTATAGGTATTGGTGCTACTAAAACTACATTTGATTGGAGTGATGGTGCTAAAGTACAGTATGTAGATCCAGCTAATTTAGTTTATTCATATACTGAGTCTCCATATTTTGAAGATATATACTATGTTGGAGAAGTTAAAGAGGTTCCAATAAATGAGTTGGTTAAAGAGTTTCCTAACTTATCTGAGTCAGAAATTTATGACATCGTAGAAGGAGCTAAAAGTTCTCATCGATATGTAAATGAACATAAAAGAGATAAGAATAAAGTTAGTGTTTTATATTTCAATTATAAGACACATAAGAATAATACTTACAAAGTAAAAGAGACCGGATCAGGTGCTAGCAAAGTTATAGAAAAAGACGACACTTTTAATCCACCTGCCGACATGGATGGTAACTTCTCTAAACTTGAAAGAGTTATGGAGTGTTTATATGAAGGTGTGTTGATATTAGGTACAGACAAACTTTTAAAGTGGGAGATGGCTAAGAATATGCTTAGGTCTAAATCTAACTTTGATAAAGTAAAGATGAACTATAGTATTGTTGCCCCTAGAATGTATGAAGGTAGAATAGAGTCTATAGTTAGTAGGATAACTGGGTTTGCTGATATGATACAGTTAACACACTTGAAGCTTCAACAGGTTCTATCTCGTATGGTACCAGATGGAGTTTACATGGACGCTGACGGTTTAGCTGAAATAGATTTAGGTAACGGTACAAATTACTCTCCGCAAGAAGCTTTAAATATGTTCTTCCAAACAGGTAGTGTTATTGGTAGATCATTTACTTCTGAAGGGGATATGAATCCTGGTAAAGTACCAATACAACAAATACAGAGTGGCGCTGGTGGTGGTAAGTTACAAAGTTTAATACAGACTTATAACTACTACTTACAAATGATCCGTGACGTAACCGGGCTTAACGAAGCTAGAGATGCTTCAACACCTGATAAGAATGCTTTAGTTGGTATACAAAAACTAGCAGCTGCTAATTCTAATACGGCTACTAGACATATATTGCAATCAATGTTATTACTAGCGTCTGAATCTGCAGAAGCATTATCGCTTAGGATTTCAGACATCATAGAGTATTCTCCAACTAAAGAAGCTTTTATACAGGCTATAGGATCTCACAATGTAGCAACACTCAAAGAGATGAGTCAACTACACTTATACGACTTTGGTATCTTTATAGAGTTAATGCCAGATGACGAGGAGAAACAAATACTTGAGAACAACATTCAGATAGCTTTATCACAACAGTTAATAGATTTAGACGATGCTATTGATCTGCGTGATGTTAGAAATGTTAAGTTAGCCAACCAGCTACTTAAAATAAAGAGAAAGAAAAAGCTTGAAAGAGACCAAGCGATGCAGCAGCAAAACATACAAGCTCAGTCTCAAGCTAACCAACAAGCTCAGCAAGTGGCTGCTCAAGCGGAGGTTCAAAAGAACCAAGCTAAGACTCAGTCTGATGCTCAACTGGAACAAACTAAAACTCAGTTAAAGATTCAGTACCTACAGCAGGAAGCTCAGGTTAAGAAAGAATTAATGCAATTAGAGTTTGAGTTAAACTCTAGATTACAATCTGGAGAAAGAGAGTTGAAAGACAGACAAGAGGCTATGAAAGAAGATAGGAAAGATGCTAGAGTAGATAGACAGGCTCAGCATCAAAAAGATTTAGCCGATAGAAAAAACCAGGGCGATTCACTTAAAAAGTTTGAATCATCGGGTAATGATATAGTTACAGGTGGAGTAGGATTAGATCAATTCTAATCCACTGATTTTTAATTTTATAATATTTTATTATGGCAGAAAAATTAGAGAACGTAGTTGAAGAAACTACGGGGCAAGTCGTTGAGAATACAATCGACGAATCAAAGTTTGAAAGCGCTGGAGATGATAGCGTTATTAAAATAGATTTAAGCAAACCACCGACCAATGAAACTGAAGAAACAGAAGCTGACCCAACAGGAGTGGTGGGAAGCAATGAAGACACCGGAGCCTCACAAGAGCAAGAAGAGGTACAACCGGAAGGAGAAGTACAAGAAACAGAAGTACCAGTACTAGAGGAAGTAACTGAAGAGGAAGTTGAAGCTGTAGAAGAGCAAATCGAAGAGGTTATAGCAGAAGCAGAGACTACTGGGAAACCACTACCGGAGAATATCCAGAAGTTAGTTGACTTTATGGAAGACACTGGTGGGGATTTAAACGACTACGTAAATCTAAATAGAGATCTAACTAAGTTAGATGACTCTGAAATTTTAGATGAGTACTATAGGAAAACTAAGTCTCATCTATCTGCTGAGGAAAGAAACTTTTTGTTGGAAGACAAATATGGTTTTGACGAGGACGTGGATGATGAGCGTACAATAAGATCAAAGAAAATCGCTTTAAAAGAGCAAGTTGCCGAAGCGAGAGCCTACTTAGACGGGCAAAAGTCTAAATACTATGAAGAGATTAAAGCTGGAAGTAAGCTCACAGATGAGCAACAGAAAGCTGTTGACTTCTTCAATCGTTATAATAAGGAATCTGAAGAGACTCAGAAGCTAACGGAATCTAACAAACAAGTTTTTCAACAGAAGACTGACAACTTATTCAACGACAAGTTCAAAGGTTTTGATTACAACGTCGGAGATAAAAAGTATAGGTTTAATGTTAAAAACGTAGAAGATGTTAAAGCAAACCAAAGCGACCTCAACAACTTTGTCCAAAAGTTTTTGGATAAGAACAATCAGATGAGTGACGCTAAAGGTTATCACAAGTCTTTATTTACAGCAATGAATGCTGATGCTATTGCTCAACATTTTTATGAGCAAGGAAAAGCAGATGCAATTAAAGATACTGTAGCTAAAGGTAAGAATATTGACATCAATCCTAGAGGTGTTCACAAAGGTGGGCAAGCTAGTGGTTTGAAATTTAAAGTGTTAGGTGAGGGTTCAGATGATTTCAAATTCAAGATTAACAAAAAGAAATAATTAAACTTTAAATTAAGAAATTATGGCAATTACTGCAGGTGGTAATTTGAACGTGGTTCCAGCTCCAACTAAGCAAACGAGCCCTTCAAATTTTATTAATTTCATTGACGGAAGCACAGGTTGGGAACAACAGTACTTACCAGATTTGATGGAACAAGAAGTAGAGAGATACGGTAAAAGAACAGTAGCTGGATTCCTAGCTCAAGTAGGTGCTGAAGAAGCTTCTTCTTCTGATTCAGTTGTATGGTCTGAACAAGGTAGACTACACTTATCATATGATGGTGCTATCACTGACGCTGGTGTGTTTACAGTAGCTAGTTCTGGTACTCACGCTATCCGTATTGGTGCTACAGTATTATTAAGTGATAACATCAATACTGTTATACCTTGTTATGTATCAGCAATAGCATCTGACTTGACTACATGTACTTTATTACCTTACGAAGCTGCAACTGTTGGTGCCGTTTCAGGATTTAGTACTGCAACTGACTCTGGTTCTAATACAGCGTCTTTATTTGTGTACGGTTCTGAATTCAACAAAGGTACTAATGGTATGGGCCTTGGTGGAGGTACTAACGACTTCCAATCAGTTGAGCCTTCATTCAAGTCTTTCAGAGCTAAAATGCTTATCATGAAAGATACTTATAGAGTATCTGGATCTGACGCTTCTCAAATTGGTTGGGTTGAAGTTTCAGGTGAAGAAGGTCAAAACGGTTACTTATGGTACATGAAGGCTAATGGTGATACTATGGCTAGATTTGGTGATTACTGTGAGATGGCTTTACTTGAAAGTAAGCTAACTGTTGCAGGAGCTGGTGCTGTTGGTGGTTCTGATTTAGGCGAAGGAAATTCTGGTACTGAAGGATTGTTCGCTGCTATAACAGATAGAGGTCACACTTCTACTGGTGTTACTGGTGTTAACGCTGCTACTGATTTAGCTGAGTTCGATGCTATTCTAGCTAAGTTCGATGCTCAAGGTGCTATCGAAGAAAACATGATGTTTGTTAATAGAGCTACTGCTCTTGCTATTGACGATATGTTAGCTTCTATGAATTCTTACGGA